TCTGTTACGTGTTAGCCAACCCACTCTAAAAATGGGATTACTTGAGCTGGGTCTAGTGTTGTTATTGGTATGTTCTATTCTGTGCACCAAATCAATGTTGCCGGTGGTTGCATCTTGAATAGAGAACTCGATCACGCCATTATACTGGATTTGATAATCGTTGAGATTAGTAATAACTAAATCAGTTTTAGCGTCTTGATTCCAATCCGCTTGTTTAATCAAAGTAACATCAGGCTCTAACCCTGCGGCCTGTTGCACAAAGGCTGCTATCGCGGTAGCGCTTGAGAACGTGTAAGCCCCTGAAGGCTCTGAAATAATATTAATCACATAGACCGTTGCACCGTTTGAGGTGGATCGATGAGTTAAATCATTATCGGTTAAAAACTCGGCTATTTCAAAGGCGTTAACCTCTACTGTGTCGGCGGTTAATGGGATAGAATGAGCCGTTCCATCTATTGTGACAGTCGCATTCTCTGCGCCTCCTGCTGGGGTAGTAATAGTAAGCTCTTGGGCTTCTACAACCCCGTTTTGAGAATGTATCACACCAAAGTCAACGCCAACACTCCCAAAAGCAAAAGCATCTTCAGCATTAATTAACCCTGCTGCTTGTTGATGATCTGCGGTAGGCGTATCAAAAATAGCCGATATTCTTGCTAGAGCGCCTTGTCCTGCTCGATAAGCCAATTGCCTTGAGGTGAGTATAGCCGCAAGTCCATTAGATGCTGTGCCGGTTTCTGCTCTAAATTTTGAATCAACAGTAGAGGTTGAACCACTCACACCGTCATCAATGATTAATAGCGTCCCTTTAAATAAAGAATACTGACCGGTCACCTGAGTGATGGGGATATTTTGAGCGACAGAAATCTCATTAAAGGCGGTTTTTTTTAACTCTGTATTAACATTTTGCCTAGTGACATTGTTAATCGTTTCAAAGGACGCACTAAGGTCATTCATAGCGTCTGACCATATTCCAGGCACTACAGTTCTATGATCGGGGACGTCTTTTTTAAAAGGTATTTCAGGCACTATTTAGCCTTTTTTGATTTCTTTGCTTTCTTTGGTTTATCTTCGAATAATTTGTGAATCTTTTTATCAAAGTCTGATTCATTAATAATAATAAACCCATCCTTGCTATCACATATCTTTACGGTTGGACAACTCATAACATACTCCTTAAAAGGGAGCCGAAGCCCCCAATTGATTATCCTAACAAGATAGCTGAATGCTCTGGCTTGAAGTTCTGTTGACCCCAAGCTGCTGAGATTTCATAAGAGATTTGTCTATACTGCTTGTACAAAGCAACCTCAAAGCTAATACCTGAGCGTGGATCGGTAATCATCATAACATCATCAGCCTGATCGCCTTCCTCTGGTCTAGCAGGAGCGCGAGTCGCTAGAACAATAGCCGACTTACTAAACGCCATGTTAGCCACATAATCACCGCCGACCGTAATAGCACTAGGCGAGGCTGCAATAGCTTCACGTAATCCAGGCTCAGCCAAGGTAATAGTACCGCCGTTTGATACGTCTGCATCACCAGAAGCAACTACATACTTGTTGGCATCACTTGCAAAAGTAATAACATCACCCGCCAGGATAGTACCAGTACCAGCAGAGGCTAAAGTAATCACCGTATCGCCAACAGCATAACCTGCACTATCAGTGGTAGCACTTGAACCAGTACCTTGAGTGAAGTTGACAATCTGCGCTGACTCACGAATCTGCATACCATGAACATCTAGCAACACACCTTGACGTAACAAGGAAGCATCAGCCGCCTCGTTTGCTTTGGTTAGTTGGGTAAGGGTACGCATCTTAGCGCCTGCAGTCGTATCAATCACTAATTGTAAATCGTTCATAGGAGAACCATTATCGACAAGGATTTTACGAACCTCGGCAGTATCGGATAAATCAGAAGCGAAAGGCGTTACACCAGCCGTTCCAAATGCTCTTGAGGTTAGGGTATGTAAAGCGGTTAAATCAGATTCCATTTCATTGGTAAACTTTCGCATTGCCTGCTCAAACTGATTACCGAGAATTGATTGATAACCCGCGCCTGAATTGACCCCGCGCTGCTCTTCACCATTCCAACGAATTGGAACACGTCGAGCTTTCGTGATAGTAATGGATTTATTACCAATGAATTGATCGCCATCATCTGGGGGAGTAACTGCCGGGGTGATATCGGTTGCATCGGATTCGGGCGCAACATGAGAGCGCACCAATTGCCCAACAGCAGCGCGTTCTACACCACTGTCAAGAGTTACGGAAGGGATCATGCCGACAAGCTCACGGCTTACGACATCGAGTGCCTGATAAAGATCGGGCGTTAAATCAGTTAAGGTATTAGCCATTTTATGTAGTCCTGTTAATCAATAAGTGTTCCGCCTTTCTTTAAGAACTCAACCCGTTTAAAAGGGGGAAGCTTCTCAAATTCTGGACGGGCTAGTATATTATCAGCAGCACTACCGCTATTTCCTCCAGGAGCACCACTCCCGGATGACTGGTTTCCCTTTAACAATGCTGAATATCTTGCATTATTTTGGAACTCAGTCTTTAAATCTTCGAGCGTTGACACGGTCAGTTGCCCGTTAATATCTAATATTTTAACCCCATCGTCGGTATATTTCAACCTTGGGGCTATAAACTGACTCAGCAATTCAGCGTTATCACCGTCTGCTAACTGGATTGCAAGCTTCATAGCTTCTGCTTTTTGCTTGTCAGTTGCAATCTTTCCCAACAATTCGTTGTAACGATTGTCTGAGCTTTCCCGCTGTTGTTCACTTGAGTTAAACAACTGTTCAAAGTCGTTATCCTTGATCGCTTTAGCCTTGGCAATTGATACCTTTTCATCATCAGCCTGTTTCTTTAATGCCTTAGCTTTCTTAGTCTCCCCTAAAAGCTCATCCATTTTCGCCTTCATTGAGGTAGATTCGCCCTGGGCGCTGACTAAATCAGCAGATAGTTTATCAAAATCCTCTTTGGTGTAAGTCTTTTCATCACCACCACCACCTGAACCATCACCGCCTTTTTCCTCATCACGTAAAACTCTGTTGTATATTCTAAACATTTTAATCACCTTTTTAAATCACAAATAAAGCTATCACTGATAGCCAAAGATATTAACCACTTAGATCGGCGGGTCAATATTAACCGTTGTAAATGCTAGAGGCTCCATAGCCTGCAGCTGTTCTAATGTAAAATTTCTACCGGTTTCATCTCTGAATGATTGAATAGGCAGCTTACCCCTTCTGAATAATGCCGCCTTTTCTAAACCGTCAGGAAATTGGGAAAAGTATTCGTCCTGAAAGTCGGCCGATTGGTCCCTAAGCCATGTATCAAAATCACGCTTCTTCTTTGTTGGAGCATCGATATTAAACTCATCTTTGAACACCGGTATTCTAACACTTCTGCAATTCCAATGCGCTGGTGGGTATGGACCACGACCTACTGCGTACTCCCTGCCATCTCTACCGCCACAAATCAAAGTGGTACGCCCATCTAATACAGCGACCCATTCCTCCGCCTCAAATAGTTCAGCATTTTGTTTAATGACTAGTTTACGCGCTTGGCTTGCTGCGTGGTTGGTTAATGTCCTCACTAGTGATTCTGCTTGGTGTTTGTGGAGTCCTTGAGCTAATTCCTTAATGGACTTCACTATCTCAGGACTTGAATCACCGATTAGAATACCATCGCCAATGGTTAAACGTATCTCTCTAGCCTTGTTGGTAGTGAATTGGTTGAGAGCTTCCCGCATTGTGATTGTATTCGGTCCCAATGGTGCGTCTAGTTCCGAATCTCTTAATGCGGCCTGTAGTTGACCAATGGTTGGTGTTGATAAAACGACTCGAGTACTTGCCTGTTGAGCGCGTTGAGCAAAGCTCATGTCTGCCTCTGCGAATTCTAAAACAGATTGGTTGATGTCATCGGATAACTCTTGAAAGCCTTGAGCTATAATAATATCAATATCACGCCTAACATTAATCAAACGAGCTTCTAATGTGGCGCTAGGCTCTCGTAATAGTCGCGCATTGATAACGCCGTAAAGTCTGACCAATCGCCTTTGTATTCGTCTGGCTTCACTGGCAGAGAATCGTTGTATAAATATCTGTCGGCGAATTAATCGATCTTCAATAGCCATTTAGAAAAAGGAGCCGCCACTATTCGCCATTGGATCAACATCGCCAACCTCTTGATCGATTTCTTCATCTGTTCGCTCAGGCTCAATCAAGCCCTTCTTTCTTAAACCGGCCCTTATATCAGACTTAGCGATAACGCCTCTGTCCATTAGCTGCATATTAGCAACTAGCAATTGAGGATCTAATGTCGCCTCGTAGAAGTCTCGATTAATCTCTATTTCATTATCACCACTACCGCCCATGAATTCCATCGCCCAATTGACTGTATTGATAATACCTTTTTCGACATTAGTAACTAACATCCCTAATTTAGAGTTCTGACCAGCAAATCGAATCTTTGCGGCTTCTGCAGTCTCGACCCCTCCGGAATCAGTGATTATCTTGGCGCCAATCCTCACCATTTGAGCTTCTTTAAGTTCCATACCTCGTTCCGGCATGATATTAGCATCAGCCTGTAATAGCGTAGCAGTTGCTTCTATTGGCAATAACACAGCAGACCTTGAGCCGAATGTCACCCCATCTTTCATGATCTCTTTAACCCATGACTGAGTTAACCCACTAATAACCGGTGTAGGCTGACCTACCAGGAAACTAGACTCTTCAAAATCAGCACTGTTGCGATAATGACCGATGTTGATTTCAGCTAAGTCATACAGAGGCGCTTTGTCAGGATTGGGATCGTTATCAATGGACCCAATGAATTGAAAGGGGATTACGTCCCAAGTAGACTTGTTAAATTTACGCGGGATTATATCAGTTTCTTTATCCTCGCCAAATGCTAGAAGCTCATCGTTCTCATCATAAAGACGCTGCTTATAGATACCATCCTCTATGAATAAAACCCTATGATACATCACAGTATCAACACTGAAATTATCCTCGCTGACCTTTTCGACTTCTTCGGCTAATACCACCATCATCAATACTTTGTGTGAGCTAATGACAGATTCACGCCAATTAACAATCGACTCAGTAGGGTATCGTTTAATGGTTGCCTGTAATCCGGCAGTCTGAGCTTGAGTGCCACCCGTTGATACAGGAAAGTCGGCTAATAAACCATATCGCCCTGTCTCTAACGTATTACTAATACTGGATTGGATAAGCTGTTGTAGGCTTTGCCCTGATCCGTCGGCATTATCAACCAGATGTTCAATAGAGCTATCAAGCTCAATCTCTGACTTCTTCCGTCCTATCATCCCGGTAAAGCCGTCTTTAGTATGCCCGGTAAAGTTGACATAGTTAGCTCTCATTCGATATTGAATGTAGCGATCGATATTCTCTTGGCTGTCATCTTTGGGGTTTGGGATTGGGAGATATCGTGAACCAGAAAGGTTATGTATTCCCTTAACGGTGCGTGAATCGTTCTTATCTAATGACTCGGTTTTGCGGCTGCTCTTAATAGCGTCTGAGCCTTCGACACAATCTCGGACTAGCGCCCATCGGTCTTTGTTACGTGTATATAATCTGTGCTGGTCTGATGCTGGCATTTCAAGCCCCTTTACATAGCAAATCTAATCGGCATGTTGATAACCGGTTTAATTACAGGGTAATCATGCGCTATAAAATAGCCACCAGCATCATTAGCGTGATCTTTCCCTTGTGTTTTATCTGGCTCTCCATTGGGGTTCCAGACCTGTTGTTCTAAGCAATCGGCATAGCTTGGACATTTACCCACGTTAACCAAATACTCTCGATTACCGTTATTATCGCAAAATGCGCGGTTCATTGCCAATACGCGGTCTTTAACAAATGGATTCTTCTTATTAGCGATGACAGAAAACCGGGCATTCTCCAATAGTGCAATATCTGTTTTACTCGCATCCACTGATTTCCTTGAGCCTCCACTGGCATCCGGATAGATTCGAATCGTGCAATGCTTGTACCGTGAATTAATAATATTGATCATATCAGGCGTATCAAATGCGTTAACTATCTCATCAACTGCTATTGGATTACCTTTATCCTTAACGTGTATGACTGCAGCCATTTTACCCACATTAAAATCCATACCGATATTGACCGGTTCTTTTCCGTCCCAAACTCTGTTTGTATTATTTAATTTCCTATCGAATTCATGGTAAACCGTTCCACTTGTGAGATTGACGAATTCACCCATCAAATAAGCCTGTATTAACTGCTCAGGATATGCCGCCATCATTGAATCAATATAACCATCTGGTAAATGTGGGTTTGATTTGGTTGGCGCTTGAATGATCCTATATCCGTCCTTTGGGTCTTTCTTCCATGTTTGATAAACGAATTTAAATCCTTCAGGTGTTGTTGTTACTCCTATTGTATTAGGCGATCCATCTGGTTTAAGCTGTCTATTCCTTGACATGATACGCCGCCATACATCTGCAGCTGCATCAATTTTAAGCGTGTCTAGCTCATCCACATCAGCATCAGCGTGTTCATAACCAATGATTCGTCCAGGTACGTCCATTGAGCGAAAGAAGATTTTACCAGCGCCCTCTACATCAATGTAATTCAATGGAGACTTAAACAATTTGTAAGGTATATTTAACTCGGTTAATGCTTCTTCGAACCTGGGGAAAGCAATCATCCTGACCAGATCATAGGTTGGCTCGTAAAATCCCCTATTGAGCGTAGGATATTTCAGCTTACCAATAATTGAGCGCTTGATAGCCGCCTCAGTCTTACCACTACCAAAGCCAGCCACCATAGCAGGGAATTGCTCATTAGCGGTTATGTAATCGAATTGAGGCTTAGTCGGTGTTATCTGTGGCATGGGGATTTATTATTTCTATTGTGTAGTTAGTTTCTCTTGGAGCTTCTTGATTATCACCCCAACCCATGTTTTTTAGTGCGAATATAGAACCTGTACAAGCATGTAATGTGAGGTTTGCTTCGTATTCAGATTCAATATAAAGCCTGGCTCTTTTTATTGTGTAAGAGAATTTATCTCTTTTTTCATAGTCATAAAAGGATTGTCTTGAAGCAAAGCCAAGCTCGTAACACATTCTAGAGATAGTAACGATAGGAATTTCATACTCATTTCCGTCCTTGGTTCTCCCTTTTCTGGTAGGCGGATTAGCAATAAAGCCGTCTATAGCTTCTTGTAGTTCTTCCGCTGTATCGTAGATAGGAGGCGCTCCTACCCTTGGTGTATCATTTTCCACATCAGCCCCGCTTTTGTGTTTGCCTTCACTAAAGGCGATATGGAATTATAACACAAAAAAAAGCCCCTAATAAACATGGGGCAAATGTGGGCTTCCTGCCCTATCGAGAATTTGGTTAATTAAAATACATATTCTTTTTTTGCCTCTTGTTTATTTCTTCGCTTAGTACTTCCTGCATCTTAAATAGGTTATCTGTGGGTACATCGTCAAGACCGGCAGATTCCCACTCTATGAGTGCTGAACTCCATGACATTTCCATCATTTGCAATTCCATATTAATACTGAGTGTTTCAGGGGTTAATTCGTTAGTCATTGGTAACTCTCCCTTTAACCTTTGGCATGTTGGCTATTGCGCTAGACATGTTTATATATACGTTTGCTGATGCTAAAGCCTTGCCTATCTTATTTTCACTGGTTGTCCTGCTTATAGCCTGATGCTGAGAAAGTCCGCTTGCCACTATTCCAGCCATTTGACACTTTTGAAAGAATAGACCGGCCTTATAGAAATTGGCATAATGAGAATCTATCCATTTTAACCGCTTGTTTCTTTTTACTGGCTTAATCATCATTCGCCCCTAGTGTATAAAAGAGAAAATCCATAATTACCACTGGATACTGCGCCGATAATCTTATTACCTTCAACCCTTAATGATCCGTGATAGTCTCCAGACTGTTCACAATCAGCTAGTGTTAGCTCGATACCGATTACCCCGTCAGACTCGAAAGCCTCCCCGGTGATATTGCATCCTGTGGTATCTGTGCCGGTTATCTGGCCATCTTGATAGACTAGCGTAACGACTGGGTCGCCAAATGAACCCGCGTATTCACTATTAAACCATTGGCCGTTTAAATCAGATAACGATTGCTCTGGTATTTCGCCCTCGTCTATTAATTCAAGGTTTAACCCGCTATTGTCGCCATCAGTAAAGTCTTGGACTAGACCCCGTGAAACATAGCTAAACAATCTCACATGGTTATCAATGATTTCACCTGATACGGTAAAGCTAGAATCAGCTATTCCATCTGGCGCCACGTATAGAATGCCGTTTACTTTTACGCCGGTGCCGGTATAGCTTCGAGGATCAGCATCTAGTGTGACTGTATAGCTGAATAAATACGGTCCTTCAATGATGATTGGTGGCGGTGGATCTTTAACTTCCGAACCTCCGCCCCCTCCTCCACAGGCTGATATTAATAATAATATAATTGGTATTAGTTTATTCATTCCTCGCCCCTCCGCTTTAATTGGTCGATTCGAAAGGTTAGCATATCGGGTTTTTCTGATATCCATCGGTAATAGGTGCGTTTACTCATATTTAGCTTGATTAAGCCTTCTTCGAGCGTGTAGCCCTTTACGATTAGGTTGGCGGTGTGCGTTCTCATATAATCCCGTTGATATGGCATCTAATAGGGACTATTCTGGCATGTTTTGTTGTCAGTGTAAAGGCTTATCTACCTCGACGCCTTGAATTTCTCCGCTTGGCCGCTTGCTCCCTAGCTCTCTTGCGGCGTCTTTTCTCTTCTTCGGTAATATGTTTAGGCATGTTAACTCCCTGGTTTGTGTGAATCTTCTTTAAGGACTTGGTTGTCTAGGATTAATAAGGTGATATCTTCTGAGTTCTGCTTTACTAACCTGCCTTGTGACTCGATGGTTAACTCTAATTGATTAACGTATGATTCTAGCTGTTTAATGTGTACGCCGTCCCTGATGCCTTGCTCACGCTCCTTTTGAAGTATATCAATGTGTCTGTTTACTATCGTTCCTAAATGGATACCATTAGCAAGTAGAAAGCCTGTGATAATTACCGCTATACCAAGGATAGACCAGACAAAAGGCCTGACCGCTTTTATGGCTTTGCGTTCTATCTTGTCAATTAGATCGTCGTCCATTAATCAACCTTCCGCCGCTGTTGCTGATACCTCATTAGACCAATGGCCTATAAGGGCGTCTGCGCCTGTTGAGTCAATAATAACCTTGTACCTTTTTCCAAGTACTAAACCGCTGATAGGTGTCAGTGTAGCTCTGTAGATACCGCTAGACGCTACCACAAAGGGCATTGAAAAGGTTGCTACCAATACAGAGTCATCGAGATTATCAATTCTACCTGTTACCGTAGCGTCATCAACAGAATTACCTGTGATCGGGTTAGTTAATGTTATCTGGACAAAGGCTGAATTGTCCGGTGATAGTTCAATAGTGGCCATTACCGGGCTTTCTGTTTGACGTTGTTAACGTTTAACTTTGACGGACCTTCGATCCTTTCGCCAGATTCACCAGTTTCAAAATCTTTACACCAACCTAAATCAACAAAATGTTGCCCATTCTCATGGCTAAAAACATCACCGAATTCACGTCTGAGTGACCCATCCAAAAAACCACCTTGCTCAATAACTTCTACTTTTAACATTTTTATTCTCCTATGATGGGTCGGAAATTTCGTGATCGAATGAGCCGATATCAACTGTGCCGCCGCTGGTTAGCGCTTGGCTGGTCGTTGTAGTGACTAACTCTAAGACGCTGCCTGATGTGGTGGTGATTGCTACGTGAGTGGCTGTCCCGGTACTCGAAATACTTGATCCAGTCGTTCCAGCTTGAGTATTTTTTCTTCCTGATGAGTCGCCATCTGCCGGGGTATAACTCCCCACTGAATCACTGGCCAGATTAAATGTAGTGGTTGCTTCGGTGAATGTCGTGGGCTCTGCTGAACATGCGTGAATATTTGTCCCCTCGACAATCGCTAGCTGTAAATCAATGTTAGCGTCTGGTATGTTTTTGGCCATAATAAAAAACCTCTAAGTTATATCAACGGCATTGAATACTTTGACTTCGCCGGTGTGAGCGTTGGTTGCTGTGATTATACCATTATAGGCGGAAAATACAGAAACTTCACCTTCATGGAATCCTATGACTATTGCACCTGATGCAATGTTATCTAAAATCTGCGCCTGAGTTAAGCTATCAACGCTTAATACATTGGCCTGTGTCAGTGTTGGAAGATCTAAACTTTGTGCTTGTGTAATGTCGTTGACAGTTATTCCGGCTGATAATGACGGTTGATCGATGGTTTGGCTTTGACTCAATCCATTAACCGATAAAATATGACTTTGAATAATATTGGCTAAATCAATTATCTGAGACTGTGTTAAGTCATTGACCAGTAAAGCGCCGGCAATCGCCAAAGTTACATTGTCGATTGTTTGGCTTTGCGTTATATCGTCAACTGATAAAACATGCGCTTGTGTTAATGCCGGGCTATCTATCGTTTGAGACTGATCTAAATCATTGGTTGATAAAATATTGGCTTGAGTTAAAGTCGGTTGATCGATTGTTTGACCTTGATCGACATCATTAACAACTAACGAGTGAGCCTGAGTTAGTGTTGGTTGATCAATAGATTGTGATTGATTTATATCATCAACAAGTAATGGTGTGGCACCGCCCCCCGCCTCTTCTAATTCCACCCCATAAGCGGCTGAAGTAACTCCCGAATGTCCCCATCCTAGGTCTGCGCCTGTAGTTGCATATGATGCCACTGTGGTTGCTGTGGCCGCTATAGCAAAATTGCTCAGCTCGTTTTCATCTGATGTGGTGGTTCTTGTCGCTGTATGTCCTATCCATCCAAGTAAAATATTACCAGCCGTTATAGCGGAAGGTAAGGTCAGAGTTTTGTTGGCTCCACCAGCAGAAGCAATCTCATCTATTTGACCTGCGACTGGTGTTATTGCTGCGTTGCCGGTATTAATGACATGTACGCCACAAGGTCCGGTGTGAGTTATAGTGATAACTGCTGCACTACTACCACTATTCCCTGTTGTTGTAAATTCTCTTATTCTTTGGTCAGTTGAAACAAAGCTCTCTGTCCATGTTAAGCCTGAGCTATCAGAGACACCGTTTGAATTACCAGTAGAATCATTAAATATTTGAAGTCTACAGGTAGCGCCATCCGGTATATTAACCGCACTAAGAACAATATCAGCCGAAAAAGCGTTCAAGCCGGTTGTTAATAATATGGGGTTGTCAACCATTAATACATTTTCCTAGTGATCGTTACTATAGTTTTGATACAGCGCTTTTTTACATTTATCGTGATCGTAATCAGCTAGAGGTATAGGGTTTATATGCCTTGGCCTTATTAATAGCTTTGCTGGCTTCCTGCCTAATTCAAGGTTAACAGAATCTATCATTGATTAGCCTCTCTATTTAACTATATAAGGGTAAACTGCGGTAAATGTTGCCAGTATAGCAAGAACGGCTAGCGTTGATATAATATTGTTTTTACGGGCATCGCTGTTTGTTTCGTCCTTTTCCCTCTCTTTTTTAGAGTGATCGTAATCTGCCCTCAACAAAAGAACCTGTTTAGAAAGTTCCGCGTTATGCTTATCATTTTCAATTCTGTATTCTTTAAACTCTTTCCCTTGATCTATTTGGTTTTTTTCTAATCTTTTCTCTCTCTCCGTTCTCCCTGCGTCACTTTCTTCCCTTCTAATACCCGCCTCCACTAGTGTTTTAACTTCTATAACTAAGGAAACCATTGATTCATAGAGATTATCAATCCGGTCGTTCGTTGCTTTGTTCGATGTTTTTAAAGCCTCGATCAATATCTGCTCGGCGTTGCTGTTTTTCAAGTTCGAGGACTCCGTTTTGTTGTCTTTCTTGCTCATGCCAACCTCTTAGAACCCATACGCCAACTATGACTAAGAAAACGGTCAATAAAGTAATTGTACTTTCTATTGGGCTTAAACATACTCCAAACATAAGCACTCCATTTGCTTATTAAAAACATGAATAACAATTCAATAGCCATTTGACCTCGCGCTATCGGTATAAAATTATCGTGAAAACCTAATGTAAATCCATAATGATCATACAAAGGATATTCAATTACAATAACGAAATTATACACTGAAAAGAGGAACATTATAATGTAGAGGGGCGGAGATGCTTTAAGATATCTCAATATGAGAACGGTTAAGCCAGCCATAAAAGCATACACAGCATGTAACGGCCAAGCTTCATCGCCATCCAAAATAGGTAAAATAATATTTGCTGCCGCTTTAGGTAATAGAAAATTAACAAATAATACAGTAGCGATTAAATGATAGCCTCGGATAGAAAAAACGGCCGATAAAAAGGCCGCCAAGATACAAAAGTCAGAAAAGCTTAACATTCTTTATTTTTGTTATCTTTTTTTAGATCCTTCTTATCCTTTGGCTTTTGATCGCTTTCTGTTGATTTATTTGTTCCTGGCCCTGTTCCTGTTTCATCATGCGACATTATGCTGCTCTCTTGATTGATAGGTCTTTAAATTCAGTCACGATCACACCATACTCTTTAGCAATAGCTAGAGCTTCGGCGAGTGTTTCAAGCTCAGAAAGAAGGACTTGACCTTTTTCTGAGATTTCCCACCCTTTAGATGTGAGAGTAAATTTAAGCATTTGCTCGACTTCATTTGTAGACCTTTGGTTAAATGAATTGTCATTATACTTTGGCTAGCCGTTATTCGCAAACTCGCCATGATATAACACCCTGCTAGCACTAATAACCTTAGCAGCTTCTTTTATATTATTAAAACGGCCAAGAAACTTAGTTTTGCCGTTGAGTTTAATTCTTACAAACCATAATAGCCTGGATTTATCCCAACAAACACCTTTAACTCCCGAAGTATTAGTTAGGGGAGTTTTGCTGTTGTGGCTATTTTGTGACGATGTGCAAGGTCTTAAATTCCACAGATAATCACCTATTTCCTTACCGTACTTGTGATCTAGTTCTTTGGGTAAATAACCATAGTGATATAACCAAATCAATCGATGTGCAAAGTATTTATTATTATCAACAGCAATGTACGTATAACCATTAGGATGTAGAAATCCTGCAACGTCACCAAGGACACCCCTAGAACCTGCGCGAACCCGCCTAATTAGATAGCCTCGTTGGTAGTAGAATAGCTCTTTAACTCTTTCCTGGGTTATCATCTTTGTTATCCTATATTGGTGGGTTAAATTGAGTGAACAACGTACTTATTATCTTTATTAATCCACCGGCCAAATATCATTATTTGATACCGTTTAGCGTTAAGCCACATCTTCATTGGGACCCATCGCTTCCGGTTGTAATCGTGATCTGTCTGAATGCAAATGTATAAATACTTTCTGTTGATTAATATATGGTGTGGGCAATTCATTTGTCTACCTTCCTTTATTGTTAAGAGATGTTAGTTAATAGACCTGAAGCAAAAATAACCCCAAACAAGCTCCTCCTCTTCTGGAGTCATGGAATCCCATTGTATAACACTATAAAGCGCTTTTAGCCTTTTGGTTTCTCTTTCTGATTTTTCTATTTGATCCAGCAGCAAAGGTTTAGCCATTTGCCTACAAGCTGTTGTGCCACCTACACTTCCTACTTTTGTATTATTCTCACTCATAATATTGACTTTCCTTTAAAGATGTTTGTATAAATAATTAACTGCCAGCGTTGTTATCTGCTTATATGTTTGTGTAAATTAAATATTTCAGCTCTATTCATTAATGTTTCCATCTCATCTTTTTCTTCAAACCAAAATACTATAGGTTTAATAGTCACCTCAATCAATCCGAACCTTTCAGCCGTTCTAAAGTTAACGCTAAAAAGTCTAGCCCTATCAACTTGTTGCTCTATTTCTTTTCTAAATGCTTCTACAGAAAAACTGCCTTTAAATAAATTACATTTGCTGCATGATGGAACGGTGTTTTCAATAGTGTCTAACTCTGGTCTTTCCATATCGTTAAAATGTTCGACCCCTCTATCTGTTATTTTTACATTTTTATATCTTCCAATTGGTTCAAAGTGATCTGCATGCCAGCCCCTTTCTGGTAAATCGTGACCACAATACCAACACAATCCACCTGATTTATTAAATACTATCTCTCTTTCTTTTTTACTTAAAGCCATTTGTTAAATCCTTATTGGTTGAGTATCGTTATTTAATACTTCTAGGTATTTTTTAACTTTATGCCAATCAGGTTTTGATATTCGTAAGTCTACTTTAACCATATCGCTTGTAGTATTTACGGTGGGCCTACTGCGATAAGGAACCGCGCTAATAACAGAGTTTTGTATTCTCATAATTGCCTCTTAATTTTTATTGCCATGATGCAAAGTCTTTGTGACCATTTTCCAATAGCTTTAATTCTCTGCGATAATGGGCTGCTATTTCCTTTTCTTCCTTTTTTGTCACCTTTACCCTGCGGTTCATCTTTTCTCGTAAAAGGTTAATATAACCCTCTCCAAGCGTTTCAACTAACCATGCGCCACTATCTGCCGGATTACCGCCAAACCATTGATGACAGCTAAAACAGAGCGCTTGTGCGTTATCTTTACACCATCTTATCGTTCTATGCCTGCGTGAGAAGATATGGCTGCAGTGTAAACCTTGCGCCCCTCTCTCGTATTTAGTGTGGCATCTTTCACAAGTCCAGTTGTTAGACTCTCGGACACATCTTGAAAATGCGGTATCTGCTGGTTTTATTTTAACTGGCATTATTGTTTATCCTTGGTTAACCGCTTTAATTCGTATTTTCCTAACTCTTTTTTTAACTCGTTTTGTAGTGCGTTGATTTCTCTCATGTGGTTTTTGTGGTGTTTAATCGCCCTTATTTTGCATTGCTGAATATGTACTAGTTGAGACTCTATAGCATGAGGCATGAGTCTACGTCGTTCCTCTTTTGGTAAATCATTCCACAAATAACTAAAACTCATCTTATACCTCTATGTTATCGCTGGTTAAACTACTTCTAAAATATACGACATCATACCTTCTCGACCGTCACCTGAGTCTATATCAACCCAAAACCCCTCTTTATTTACAGTTGGATTTTCGGGGAATAATTCGACAACAATAGACTTTCGATCGCCCTCCTCTTGATGGACAATAACCTCTGAACCAACATTGATTTCTTTCTTGTTTATGTCTAATATCATTTTCTTTTCCTTTAGGTTATATCGTTTAAGTTCTTGGTTAGCTTTTGCTGCAACTTGTTCACCTTAGTTTTCAGTTTTGATATTTCATCCTTCTGCTCAAAGATTAACTCGTCACGCATAGTAATTACTTTATTAAAGTGAGCCTCTGTCATTGGCATACGTTCACCCTTTGGTGGGGTTATTGGATGTATTATTTCTATTTTTTCAATAACGTAATGCACTCTTTCTGCGTTACACGCCAAATCTTGCTCTTCACCGGTCAATAATGGGTGTTCCTTTCCTTCGCATTTATCAACCAACTTACTCTCATCACCGGACACACAAACAAGATCATGCCACTCATAATAATCATATGTATTTTTAAATAATCCGTACATCTTCTTTTCCTTATGTTATAAATATTTACCAGGCATTTCAAAACCGTTGTAATGTGCGATCATTTCTTCGATGTATTGCTTACCCTGAGTCAGATTGAATAGACTGGTTACAGGCTCATCAATCATAAACTTTAGCCAATTTTCATAGCTGACCGCTAGATACATCTGCCTTAATATTGTTACCCTCTCAGGGTGCGTTTCATCTAAAATTGATAGCCCTAACTTGTGCTTGCAGTATGCCTTGTATTCTAAATAGGTTTGATCGCCTTGTATGCTTAACATCTGATAGGCTTTGTGGATCCAAGCATTCTGCTTAAGTGTTCGAGTTCCTGCCCTTATCGTCACTTGAGCCCACTTATGCTCATCATAGGCATCTTTAACCGCTTTGATAGCTTTGACTAGTGATAGGTCTGAGTTAACGATTAGTTTCATGGCCAAATCTCTCTATCAGTGACACCCAAATACTGGGCTATGTCTCTGGCGGTGTAAAGATTCGGTATACTGTGTTCGCTTATCCAATGACAAATAGCTGGACTGCTGTATCCAGCTTCTCGCGCCATTATTGAAATTTTGACGCCTTTCTCAGTCATTATCTTTTTAAGATTATTCATTGCAAGCCCTTTTTAGGTGCCGGTGCTAACAGTAACACCGGCCATTTAATCACCAAACAAGTAACAATGCCTGTTTAGTACCCGAAAACCCCAATTAAGGGGCATAAGGGAGAATCTTAGGTTTTCAGTTTCACCGCAGTGAGGTGCTACAAATTGAACTATGCTCCACCGAGTACCAACCCATCTCTAGGCTTTCGCCCTGGTTGTACGCATGATATTATCCTCTGTTGGTCTTGAGCTTATCTCTACCGTTATCGTAGGTGTAGCGCTCGCTCGGGCGCTTTCACCGCCTTACCCGCAGTTAAGCGGGTGTTGTGGGTTGATTGGTGCTATCCATGATTACAGAATTCCCCGTGAAGCTTTTCTCTTGCTTTTTTGACTTCAACATCTGCATCTTGAGGAGAATTAAAATAACCTATTAAATGAGATTTCTTGTTTTTTTGAATGCGCGCCACCCAAAGACCGGTATGTTTATGAAAGCTGACATTCTTGTACCCACTAGTGTTTCTTGCACATACTCCTTGGTTGCAATAGTTTTCTGATCTTGTGCACCCTCTCAAGTTTTCTATTCTATTATCTGCCTTATTTCCATTAATGTGATCGATGTACTTTGGAAAGTAACCATGATGGTATAAAAACACCAACCTATGCGTGTAATATCTAGCTCCATCAGTTCTAATTCTTTTATATCTATTAAAGTCCGTATTTTCAGTAATATCACAAACTTTGTCTTTATAATTCTTATCAGCAATTCTAATTAAATCACCGTTTTTATACCTAAATAACTCTCTAAGTCTCTCCCTATCCATATTATCCGCCTTCATTCTCCTGTTAAACGTAATTTTCTTTCTGCCGACTGTTGGCCCATCTTGTAAATGACCTCGTAAGATATAACAATGTTTTTATATTCCCTTTTTTTCTGGCTCATCCATTTAGCTTCGTTCTTGAGTGTTTCTAGATCATCTTGGTCCATGTCTTTACCCTATTTAATTATGTTATTCATTATGAATAGTGCACAGCTTTTCTCGTCCTGCACATCGTCAATTGACTCGAGCGGTGGATCAAAGGTGTTGCAAACATCTTCCTCTGTATATCCGCACTCTTTAGCAATCTTTCGGAGGTCTATCACTTCAATGGATAAAGGCTTGACCACAACTTGAGACTTTCTCCCCCTGGTAGCAGTTAGCATCATGTTTAAAGTCTGGTCGATGTGGCTTAAATGGCTGATTCTAATACCACCTAAAGCTATCCCGCCAAATTTAACCGTTGGATCACAGTACAAAGTCATTGATTTACCGATCCAATCCTTGCCATTAGAACCCCAAGCCGTGATTAATACGCGCCGCATTGTTTTGCATGGCTTAAATGGTTGCTGCCCTTCAATATAAATATGAACAGGTTGATCGACTGGGCCGCTTTTAATGTCGGTTATCTTCACATTCATAGGGCCAGTTAATAAATCATCGGCATTTAATTGATCGGACTTTGGTTTGATGGTTGGCGTTAAATCGCTTATATCGTCATTCATATTGTGACCTCTGTTATTTTTTCCATTGCATTTTCAATGAATCTGTAATGCATGGGTAGTTCTTGAGTTTCGATTGGTTCGCCAGCGTTTAAAAAGTTTGCATACTTGTTTAAATCTTCACGGTATAAAGCGCGTCCGTACTCAATAGCTTCCGGTGGCAACTTAACAACCATCACAGGATACCGGCCTATTTCGATGGTTTTCTGTATGACTAAAAACTCCATTCTTACCGGTGAATCATTGAACCGGCTTACTCCATCACAATACCAGGCGTCTTGTACGTGATATCTAAAGTCATCGACTGAATAATTAAATTTTACTAATGAAGGCGCTGTTTTAACATCGACTAGTAAGCTACCTATGCGCTTGTCTGGGCGGCATTTACATCTAAGACCCGTTTGCTCGTCTGTCCAAAAATAACTGCCCTCTGCTATCCCTTCGGCCTCTATCAACGCTCTTGCTGGTAGGTGGGCCATTACCGATTCAAACATGAGGTTTAGCTTTTTATATTCGTCGGTAGTGAGAATTTTTGAACTTTCATGCTCTTTTGTGAAAGCTGCCTTGTCTGCTTTACCTTCATTGGTTCTAAGGTTGAATGGTGGCATAGTGACAAATTCAGTTTTTAATCTGTCAGGCTCCAGGCAGATAGCATGCATTGCGTCACCAAAATCAAAAGTTTTAATTTTGTCTTGGTCCTTCGGGCAGTTTCTTGACCAGTTAGGCTTAAACAGATCTTTTGATGACATATCTAGGGTTGACTTACTAACACCTTCTCCACCATGATAGTCCTCGTTAGACATATCGCTAATGAACACCTGTCCGCCTTTCATACTAAATTCTCCAATAATTCGCTTTTCATTACAGCTAATTCGTAATAGTTTAAATCCGCTTCTTCTGCTTTTGCCTTCGCTAACTCGTCAGAGTAGTTGAATTTATCCCAAGCTTCGAGGAATGCAATTTGATGCTGCCTTAACTCACTCATAACTTGATGCCAAAACTAGAGTAATCATAAAAGCCCATTTAGTGAGCGTCCATAGTAGACGGTTGGATTCTGTTTGCTTATTCATTTTTCCTGATCCTTTTGCCATTGAGCGCCAAAAATAGCACCTGCTTCATATGCCTGTGCATAACTTTCAAAACTTGCTGCGCCGGTATAATTGATTATCGCCGCCTCTGTTAATGATTGAGGTTTGATTCTGTAGTCCGTATAATCCCAAGACCAAGATAAATTACCTCCAATACTTATCCAAACCTTATCGGATTTACGTTTATATGAGATATCTTTCCCATCTTCATAGGCTTGCATTACCGCTATCTTTCCCGCTGTGGTACTGGTATCGATACTCATTATTTGTTTTCCTTATATCGTTCAACGGCTAGGTTTTCAGTGTCAATGACATCGTAATCAATGACTTTATATTGCAAGCCTTCAACCTCAACCTCGTTAATGTCTGGTTTATACCACTCTGGTTCGTCGGCTAATTCTGGATAATGCTTTACACTGGCATCTATCACAATGTCTTTGTGAGGGACTAGGATGGTTATTGCGATTGTGTCAGTCATTATTAAGCCCAACTAGGATCAGTTAGAGATACAAAATCAGAAATTGAAATGGGGTCATTTTCTTTGATAGCCACCGTTCCTTCATCACAATTAATTGTCACTATCCTTCCACCTTCTCCGTCATGCTCTTCTTGAGATATACCAAAACCAGTTTCACCCATAACATCATTTTTTATCATTTCACAAAAAACTATTCGTGTTAAATATTGAAAGTCAGTCCATCTACTTTCGCTTCTTTTTAGCGCTGATTGAACAATTTCCGGTAATTGGTGGCCGTACCAGTGTGTATATAAACAAACCTGCTCTTTCTCACTTTTTAAAATAACATTCGCTCTGTCGCCCATTTTCCTTTCCTCTTTATTTAATTGCTTAACTTTAGTTGATGAATAGAGTATAATCGCATTATGTTTAAATTTCAACTAAAAACGGATACTTATTTATGAATATCGGCAAGTCTTTAAAGATGGCGCTTTTAAATAGCGGTAAAACTCAACAGGAACTAGCTAATGATCTGGGTGTGAATGCGGTTATTGTTAACCGGCATTTCAATACTAAATTTATTAACTTAAAACTTGTTGGAAAGTATGCTAGTTACTTTGGTTTAAAACCTTCTGAGTTAATCGCCCTTAGTGAATAGACTATCGGCATTTTCCAGGCTCTTGATTAATCTTATCGTCACACTCGCAATAGAGAATCCCGCTAACCCCTCTAGGCTTTGGTTCGTATGGTGCGCATTCTTTCTTATCGGCCGATTGAGAGTATAACGGGGCTATGTAGTTGATTATGGCAAATGCTAGACCGCCTAGACAGATTGATAAAATGATTTTAGCCATTACTGTTCTCGTCGATTAGTTTTTGCAGATCATCTATAACGTGTTGCCTTCCTGATGACGACCAATCGTTTATATTTTCCAAAATATTAATATTTATACGCTTTATAAACTCTTCTATTTTACTGACCTCAACCATAGAATTCACAACATAATTAAAGAATTGACCTTCATCCATTGCGGCTTGTAGGTTAGCTGGCAGGTTGTCGGGGATTATTTCTATTATTTTATTCATCTGTTCTATTCCTCTTGGTTAGCCTCGATAATGGATAACGTGTCTAGAATCTCTGTTATTGACTCTTTAACGTGCCAAGCGCATTCAGAGTCAGAGCAAACAGTTTCTATCAGCGTTCTTTCGTCTTTATTTATTTTTGCTTTAGATAAGCTGACTAAATGCTTAACAAATATTACAATCTCTTCATCTTGATGGGTGGTTAATCTTATGTATTCCATTCTCTTTATCCTCTAATCGTTATCTAATTAAAAAGGTACAGGCAACCCAAGATTAATAATATAAACCTTATGATTACGCGGCGCACCCCAAGTAACCCGACCATAACCGATCCAAATATCTTTAATGGCAAACTCCATTTGTGGTGCGTTTTTCTGGTATCCATTCCTAAATCTAACGATATCAAACTCTTTCCCTTTAAGTCTGGTTGTCCAATAATCCTTAATCTCTCGGTATTCTTCGGTTTTCTCACCGGATTTAATAAGGTCAAACCATTTCTTTTTCAATGTTAAATGTAGTATCGACACTTCTATCTCCTATCTGCGTGAATCATACCAAGCGATTGCATCTTGCTT